AGCACGACGAGGGCGCGCTCCTCGAGGACGTCCTTGGGCGGGCGGGGCTTGCGCCGCTTGATCTCGCGGACAAGGTCGTCGAGGTCGGGCTGGTGCTGCGACGTCGGGCGGACGGTCGCCCGGTAGTAGAACAGGCGTCGCTCGCCGGAGTCCCACGACCGCACCTGTACGGGGGCGTCCTCGTCGACCTCCCAGTCGGCCGGGTCGAGGCCGAGGTTCCACAGGATGTGGCCCCAATCTTTCGGCGGTGTCTCGCCACCCTGGACGACAAGGGTGCCGGCGGCGGTGTCGACACCCGGCTCCCAGCCCGTCGGGTGCTTCGGCCGGGGCTTGCGCGCCTGGTCGACGTCCTGCTGGACGGCGAGGAACGGGTCAGTCTCGGACATAGCGGCGCCTGAAGTGACCGACCTGCTGGTACGAGACCGGGTGGCCCCACCGTTTGAGGACCGTCGCGATCGTGTTGTGCCCGATGTTCGGGTTGTGGAGCGCCCGGTCGAGCGCCTCGCGCTGCTCGTCGTCGAGCTGCGGGATGACGCGCTCCCACCAGCCTCGACTGCCGGAGCGGAGCGCTGCCTGCTCTGCCTCGAACTCGTCCATCACGCCTCCCCAGGCTCAGGACCTGTGGACAAACTACCCGGTCGCACGCCTGGAGTCGACGAGGACCGACAACAGGGTCCGCAAGGCGGTGATGTCGGACTTCAGCTCGCGGTTCTCCTTCTCGAGCTGCGCGAGCCGCGCGTCCATCTTCGCGAGGCGTGCGGACATCTTCCACGCTGCGCCGGCGATGACGGACAGCGGTCCGACGTAGGCGACGAACATCTGCAGCTCAGTCATGTCCCAGTCCGTTCGCGATGCGCTGCTGCCATTCACGGTAGGACAGGGCGCCCGTGTCGACCGTCTTCGCGCGGGCGTTGATTGCAGGCAGGGCGTCGACCAGGTTCCGGCCGGGGCAGGCGGTCTCGCCGACCTCGCGGTGCGGGACGTACTGGTCAGGACCCCAGGTGCCGCCGTGCCAGTACGCCCACTCGGCAAGGTCGTCGATGGCGTGGGCGGGCACCTCGTCGGTCTCGTAGTTGCCCAGGACGCAGACGGCGTGGCCGGACTGGTTGTAACCGCGGGTGTGGGCGCCGGCGACGCCGGGGCCTCGGCCCTCGTACCAGGTCCTCGAGGACGGGCTGTACAGCCAGGTGTAGGCGATGTCCTGCCAGCCGCGGGACTGCTGGTGGAACGACTGGATCGAGCGGAGGACCTCGGGACCGCCGTCAGGTCCTGCGGAGTGGTGCAGGAACAGGTGGCGGACCGGGACGGCGATGTCCTTCGGCCGGCCCTTCGGCGGGCGTGCGCCCCAGTCTGCGCGGCGGACCAGGTCCATCAGTCGACCGCAGCTGCACGCTTCCGACGTGCGGCCAGCGCACCCTCCTTGAGGGGGACGATGGCGGCGGCGACACCGGCTGCGACCGCGGACAGCAGCGCGGCGCCTTCGACGGCGAAGGCGTAGGTGCCGGCGAGGACGCCGATGAACGCCTCGATGAACGTCCAGAACGTCCGGTGGGCGGTGTCGAGCCAGTCGATCATGGTGCCTCCGGGTAGGGCAGCTCGGCCTTGATCGCGTCCACAGCAGCCTGCCAGGCGGTCAGGTCGCCGCCTTCGCGCTGCGCGTCGAAGAACAGTCCGTCGGTCTCGGCCTGGTAGCGGGCGCGTCGGGCGGCCTCGACGGCGGCGTGCTCGAGCTCGTACTGCACCTGCGGCCAAGCGTTGTCGAGGGTCGCCTTGGTCGGCTTCGGCGAATCGTCGAGCCACGTCAGGCCGGCATAATCGTCACCGTCGAGCTGCCATAGGGTGCCCGGCCGGATGGCGGTCAGGACTGCCGCGTAGTCGGTCATACCTTGATCTCCTGAATGACGAACGCCGAGGCGGTACGCGCTCGGGTAGCCGCGTTTACGTCGTCCACAGACCGGTTGACGTACAGCGTCTGCGTGCCCGTATTGATGTTCTGCGCGTTGACCGTGTAGGTGTGCGAGGCCGTGTCGCCAGGCGCGTAAACGAACGTGATGGACGGCGAGAACGTAATCGAGGCGTCTGAGGTGCCCCCGACGCGCCCTCCGGCCGATGTTCGCACGCGGGTACCTGCAGCGTCGCCGATTGCGATGAGGGTGCCGTCGTCTGCCACGGCGATGCCGACCTGGCCGCCGTTCGTGCTGGTCGAGGCGGCACCGAAGAACGCGGTGATGATGAGCTTGTTCGCCGCGTCTGCAAGCGTGTGGGTGATGGACAGGTCGGTGACGGCAGAGGACGCGCCGGCGGTGACGGAAGCCGACCAGGTGTCCGTCTTGAGGACGTGCTTGACGGCTACCAGCCCGCCAGCAGCGTCGAGCCCGTCAGCGACGGCTTCGGCGAGCGTCTGCGAGTCGGTAGGCCAGTCGGACACCAGGTCGGTGCCGGCGACATACGGGATGTTCCAGGGTGCGCCGGTGTCGGGCATCAGGGTCTCCTAAGCGTCCTGCCAAGTGAGCGTAGCGTCCACGCCCGCCCAGGTCAGGGTGTCGGGGATGTCGGCCCACCGGGTCTGATAGATCGAGTAGCGGGCGTCCGAGGCGTACACCTCGACGTTGGCGAACTCGGCGGTCAGCTCGTAGTTCACGCCCTCGACGAAGCCGTAGAACACGCCAGCCGGGACAACGCCGGTCGGGATGCTGGACACCTGCAGGTAGTCGTTGATGGCGAGCTGCAGGAGGCTGTCGGACAGGCCGTCGGTGACGTTGTTCAGACGGACGAGGAGCGGCCCCTCCAGGGACGCCGCTGGGAACGCCTGCAGCTGTGCGAGCCGTTCGGCGAGGTCGGCGGCGTCGCCGGCGTCGTTGAGCAGCGTCAGGTAGTCGCGGGTGACGTACCCGTACTCGGCGACCGAGTCGACCGCGTTGTACTGCACCTCCCCACCATCCCAGGTCAGGTTCACCTGGTTGACGATGTCGTCGAACCGTTCGATGGCAACACCCGACGCGGCCGCGATCGTGGACGCCGGGATGTCGAGCGGGGTGCCGAGGGCGGCGCCCTGCCGGTGGGTCGAGTCGGCGTATCCGACCTTGCCGTCGCCGGTCTCGTAGACGACACCGCCTGCGGAGAACATGGTCTGTGCCAACTGGCCGAGGGTGCTGGTCGGAACGGCGGTGAGCGCTGCGATGTCGTACAGGCCGGGGTCGATGATGGTCGTGTCGATGCCGTAGTCGGCCCACGTCAGCGTCCCGGGCACGTCCGCCCAGGTCTGGGTGAGGGGCTGCTCTGCCCACTGCTGTGCGAGGGCGGACTCGAGAAGGGCCTCGATGCGGGCGCCGTCGAGCTGGACGCCGAGGGTGTCGTCCTGGTCGCGCCTGCCGGCCTTCGCGAGCGGGCCGAAGCAGTCGATGGACAGGATGGTGCCGGCGAACGGGTCGAACTGGGCGGCGATGGCGTGGACCTTGCCGGTGAACAGGCGGGAGGTGCCGCCGGCGTCGAGGCCGACGTCGATGGTGGCGACGTCGCCGATCTCGGGGCGGGTGGCAGGGTCGAGGAGGATGATGCGGGCAGAGCCGGCTTGCAGGCCTTCCCAGTAGGAGCGGCGTCCGCGTTGGACGAACACGGAGTCGATGGCTTCGGTCGTGTGGGCGACGCCGTCGATGGTGACGGTGACGGTGCGGGGCCAGCCCATCAGCGGACCTGGGCGGACGACCCGATGCCGGACCGGGTGCCGAGCTGCTGGGCCCGCTCGATCTCGCGGAACACCTGGTAGGGCGAGCCGACGATGCCGTTCACGACGACAGTGGCGCTCCCGCCACCTCGGCCCATGACGTTGCCGGTGCGACGCTGGCCTGCCGGCGCTGCCGCTGCTGCTCGGGCGAGCCGCTCGGCATCGAGACCAGGCAGGCCAGGCACGGACGGGCCGATGTAGCCCGGTGGCAGGTTCTCAGCCGTGTAGGCGGTCGCAGCACCGGCACCGACGAGGACGGCGGCGAACGCGCCGAGGGGCGTCGTCAGGGCCTTGTAGGCGCCCTGGAGGGCGGCGAACGCCTTGAGCGCACCGTTGAGGGCGACGATGGCGACGGACAACTTGAGGATGGCCTCGCCGGCTGCGACGATGACCTCCGGGTCGGTCTCGAGGAACGTGTCGAAGAAGCCCTCGACCTTTGGCAGCAGCTCGTCGACGACCGGGAGCAGCTGCTCGCCGAGCTCGACACGGAAGTTCTCGAACTCGGCCTGCAGGGTCCGCTGCTTGTTCGCGAGTCCGTCGGAGGTGCGCTCGAAGTCGCCCTGCTGCAGGCTGGTCTGCTCCAGGATTGCTGAGTAGGCGGCGAGGACTCGTGTGGCCGGGTCGAGGGCTTCCTCGGTGGTCTCGATGAGGCCGTCGGCGAGGGCCTGGTTCTTGAGCGTGGCCGCGTCGAGGAGCACGCCGTAGTTGCGGATGGGCTCGGACTCGCCGCGCAGGGCTGCGCCGAGGGCGGTGATGGCCTGGTCGACGGTCGTGTTATTGAACGAGGCGAGGTCGGCCGCCAGGCTGACGAGGGTCGTCGTGAAGTCGACAAGGTCGTCGTCGGCGAGGCCGGCGGACTGGCCGAAGATGCCGAACGTCTGCGCAGCCTCGAGGGCCTGCTGGCGGGACTGGCCGAGGGACCGTGCGGCTTCGCGGGCGAACGACTGCAGCTGCCTGGCCGACCGTGGGCCGAACACCTGCTCGACGGCGGACGAGGTCTCGGACAGGTCGGACGCTGCGTTGATCGCGGACGCTGCGATGCCGCCGATGGCGCCGATGGCGACCGTGGCGAAGCCGGAGGCGCGCTCGACGGTCCGTGAGAAGTCCCGGAACGAGTTGCCGGCCTTGTCGAGGTTCGCACCGAAGTCGGAGACGTCAGCGAGCAGGCTGAGTTTGAGGGTGCGGAGGGTCTGGGATGCCATCAGACGTTCCCCCAGGTGTCGGCGACCTTCTGTGCGCCCTCGATCCAGCGGCGCAGGATGTTCGGCTGCAGGCGGCGCAGGCGCGGGAACAGCCACCAGCCGCGGTTGCCTCGGCCCTCGCGGGGCGACCGTGGCGGGCCCTGGAGACCGCCTCGGGAGCCGGCACGGCGCTGCGCCTGGTTGCGGAACCGGTCGCGCTGCCGCTGCTCGGGCGAGCCGAACTCGGACAGGAACAGGAGCGAGCCGGCGGCGACCCGTCGGCCGTCGTCGGTCGTGTACCGCTTTGCACCGCCAAGGGTGACGGCCGGGGTGCGGTCGCGGGCGACGCGAGCCGACTGGGCGACGAACGACGCCTGCTGGGGATACCAGCGGGTGCCGCGGGCGGCGTTGCGGAACTCGCCGACCAGGTCGCTGGCGATCTCGCGGGACAGGTCGCGCAGGTCCTGGTTGGCCTGCTTGTCCATCTTTGAGAAGGCCCGCAGGATGGCCTGTACGTCGCGGTCGTTCATGCGCACCGTGACCTTGCCGGACGTGTTCCGCGCGGTCGTGGTGGGCATCTCAGGGCCTCCTGTAGGCCTCCTGGAGGGCCGCCTCGACGGTGAGGAGGTCCCGCAGGTCGTTCCAGTCGTTCGGTGCGGTGCCGGTAGCCACGGCGACGTCTACGCGGCGTCGTCCGAAGCTGCCGGCTGGGTAGGGCCCGGGATGGTGCCCTGCCGGAACTGCGGGAAGCCGGTCAGCGACCGGGTCCACGACGTCAGGTCGCCGTCGTGGACGCCGGTGCGCTTCGCAGCCTCCCAGGCGAGGTACGCCACGTCCTTGATGCCGGGGGGGTTCTTCTCGTCCCCGAACGTCACGAACGAGCGTCCGGCCCAGCTCTCCCAGCCGACCCAGTCCGCGAGCTCGAGCTCGAGGACGAGTTTGCCACGGTCTCGGTGCTCCACCTCGACCCAGGTGCCGGTTGCCATGTTCTCTCCTTATGCGATTATCAGACTGCGACGATGGTCGGCGTCGTGTTTCGGTCGCCGGTCAGCGTGAACGTGATCTGCGAGGCGTTCGGCCCGTCGCCCGCCATCGGCGGGACCTCGGGGAACACGTCGCCGGACACGGTCGTCGTGGCGTTGGGTCCGACGGCGACGAGGGTGAACGCGAGGGACGTGTCGGGGGCCGACAGCGCCGCCGAGGCAAGGGCCTCGCAGAGGGCGCCGGTGGTGCCCCAGTCGCTGTACATGTTGACGTCGAGCGTGTACTCGAACGTCAGCGTCTTGTACACGGGCCCGTCGAGGGTCTCGAGGACCTCGCGGTTGTTCGTGTAGGTGAACGTCGTGCCGATCGTCTGGGCGTCGAACGTGTTCCCACCGATGGTGAGCGTCAGGTCCTGCCCAGTGAGGATGGTTGCCATGGTGGGCTCCTAGGAGGGGATAGCGAGGGTAGTGACCTGGACGTCGGAGACGAGCAGGTCGGACGGGCCGATGGTCTCGACCGACGGTGGTGATACGTCGCCGACCTCCCAGCCGCGTGGCAGGTTGTCAAGGACGGCGAAGACGAGTTCCTCGAGCTGGTCCAGGCTGCCCTGGTTGTCGAGGTTGGCGACGATGCAGGTGACGCGGAACGTGACCTGGACCTGTGGGCTTCCGGGCCGGCCGATGGTGACAGGCGCGATCCACGGGTTGCCGGGGACGATGACGACGGTCGGCGGGATGACGACGGGCGGTGGGAACGCCGACGTCGAGTAGTCGATGCCGGCGTCCTCGAGGGCGGTCGCGAGCGTCTGTCGGAGCGTCTTGAGGTTCATCCGACCATCGTGCCTACGTCGAGGTGCGGTGCGAGCAGCCCCTGGACGCGGCCGATGAGGGACCGGCCGAGCCGGAACGGTCCAGGCTGGAAGTCGACGCCCTGGATGACGCCGCCGGGGGCGACGCGGGCCTGCCAGATCTCGACCGTCAGCATCATGCACGCCTCGAGGACGAGCGGGTCGTCCTGGTAGACGTCCTCGGACGCTTGGTCGGTGGCGAAGCCGTAGGGGATGATGGCGCGCTTGACGCTTGCCGGGTCTTCGCCGTGGACCTTCTGAAACTTGAAGGTGTTGTAGAGCTCCTGCGCGTTCGCGTAGGAGTAGGGCCACAGGGTCGGCCAAGGCCACAGCGGGCGCGGCGGAACGTCAGCCGTGTACCCGATCTCGGTGACGGTTGCTGTGCCGTTGAAGTGAGCCGGCAGGCCTTCAAGCGTGATGACCTGGCCGACATACAGCTGATGAAATCCGACGGTGCGTGCCGGGATTACCTGGCCTGCTTCCTCGGGACCGAGCTGGTCGACCGGGTAGCGGAACCGGCTGAGCATGGACAGGACGAGGTTCGTCGCTGCCGTGGAGGCCTGGGTGAGTTGCGCGTCAGGGTAGAGGTCCCCGACTCCGAGGACCGTCTTGAGTTCGTCAAGGTCGACGTAGTTCGGCATCGGAGGCCTCCGTGGGCCCCCGACCGGCCGCGGGAGAGGTCACGGCCGGTCGGGGGTGATGGGTCACGGCGTGACGGTGAGCGTGCGGACCGCGGTGGGGTACTTGGCCGCGGCAGCGACGTAGCCGTAGACGGCGACCTCGACCTCGAGGGTCGACACGTCCTGGACCGAGACCTGGACCGGCGCGCCGGCGGCCTCGTAGAACGTGACGGCGGCCGACGGGTACACGCGCGCGGCGGTGTTCCCGGTGCCGAGGTTGTGGTCGACGACGAGCTGCAGACCGGCGACGGTGCCGTTCGTGCTGCCCTGCGTGATGTTGCCGGCCGCGTTCTGCGGCTGGGCCGCGGCGAACAGCGGACGGTCGGACCCGTCGACCTGCTGGAGCAGCTTCTCCAGCGTGATCGAGCCGGTGCCGGACGCCGGGACGACGATGTGCGACGGCGTGAACCGCATGACCGACGACGAGTCGGCGATGCCCTTCACGATCGACTGGTAGATGTCCGAGCCGTCGGACGTGCCCGCACCGGAGGTGGCGACGCCGAACGCGAACAGGTCGGTCGCCTGCGCGTACTGCGCGGCCATCTCGATGATGAGCCGGTCGAGGAAGCCGGGGTCGGAGCGCTCGATGAGCTGCCGGCTGATGCGCTGGCCGCCACCGTAGGTCTTGACGTCGACCGTCAGGTAGTCGAGCTCGAACGCGGTCGAGGAGACCTCGTCGCCCTCAGCAGCCTGCTCCGCGACCGACGGCTTCTGCGTGACGCGCGGGATCTTGAAATCCATGCCGGCGTCGGGCAGCGCCTCGCGGCTGATGCTGTCGACGAACGGACGGCTGTTGTCGAGGACGCTGATGACCTCGGTGAGGAACCGCGTCGGGATGAGGCCGGCGGCGGTCGTGGTGGTGTTGTCGGCGAGCGCGGCCTGGACGACCATCTGCGCGTCGCGGTCGCCGGCCTGCGCCTCGAGCTGCGCACGGGCGAAGCCGCCCGCCGTCATGCCCTCGAGGGCGCGGGGTGCGCCGACGGTGATGTACTGCTTGGCCGGGGCGGCAGCCTCGACCTTCTCGGAGGCCTCGACCACCTCGGCGGCGGGCTCGACCTCGGGGGTCTCGTTCTCCATGGTTGCGGGCTCCTGGTCGGAGGTTGCGGGGGTCGGGTCGGGCTCGGATGCCGCGACCTGTTCCACCCCGGCCTGGGAGAAGGCTGGGGTGGCGACGAGGGACACCTCGACGAGCTCGGCCGCGGTCACGACGTAGCCCTCCTCGGTGTCCTCGAAGTCGATGATGTTGGCGCCGACGGACAGTCCGTCGCGCAGGCCTTCGGCGGCCTCGATCAGCGCGTCACGGCCGGCGGTGGTCCGGCTGAGCTTGAACGTGCCGGTCATGTGGTCGGGGCCGTCGACGAAGCCGGTGGCGCGGCCGATGGGGCGGCGGCCGTCGTGCTCGAGGAGCAGCTTGACGGTCTCGGGCGGCGTGGCGAACGCGCCTGCTTGGAAGGCGACCGGGCCGAGCGACGTGTTCCCGTAGACGCCGTAGGGGACGACCTTGCCGACGATGACGCCCTTGTCGGAGTCGGCGGCGGTGACGTCCGCGGTGAACGTGACGTGCAGCTGCTTGTCCATCACTGCTCCTGCTCGCCGGGTGCCAGGTCCTCGAGGCGGCGCACCTCGTCAGGGCTCAAAATACCGAGCGGGACGAGCGCCTGGTAGAGCTGCGCACGCTCGATGGGCGAGGAGCGCAGGAAGTCGGTCAGGTCGAACTTGACCTGCTCGCGGGCGACGAGGATGTCGCCGAGGCTGAGCCGCTGCTCGACGGCGGTGATGTACGGCATCAGGGCGAAGTCGAGCAGATCCCGGCGGGAGTTCCCGACGTTCTGGTAGGTCATGGACGAGCCGGCGTCGACCCCGAGGTACCAGGGCGGGATGCCGGCGGCGCGGGCGAGCTCCTGGGCGGTCGCCATCCGGGCCTCGACGAGGGCCATCTCGGCCGGTGAGAAGCCGACACGCTCGATGTCGATGGACTCGTTCAGGTAGGCGGTGGCGGAGCGGTTGCGGGCCTCGCGCCATGCCTGCAGGAGCTCGGTGACCTTGCCGGTTGGGAGCGGGCTGCCGGAGTTCTTGAGGGCGACCATCGGCGATGGCGTCTCGGCGTAGGTGAGCGCGGCCTGCTCGAGCTGGATGGCGGTGCGGATGGTCCGGCCTGCACGGCGGAGGAGCCCGTCTTCGAAGCCGGCGAACACGACGAGGGAGTAGCGGCCGGTGTCGGGGACGCGGGCGCCGTCGACCGTGTAGTGCTCGACCATGGTGCCGTCACGGTTGAGGACCGGCGCGACTCGGACCGGGTCGATCCAGCGGAACCGTGACGGACGTCCGTCCTCGGCGTACACGTCGAGGACCTGCCAGTAGGCGACGCCGTAGAAGAACAGGCTGTCGACGGTCCAGGCGATGGACGTCTGCCGCGGGACGGACGGGTCGGGCTGGCGCATCCACGGGGCCGGGCGCAGGTCGCGGCCGTCCTCGGTGAACCGGTACAGCGGCAGCCCGGAGATGCTGCCGGCGATGATGTTCCGGGCCCGCGCGATCGCGGGGACGGTCATCGCCTGGTTGCGTGCGACGTTTACGCCCGAGGTGCCTGTGAGTTCCTGCCAGGTTGGCCATCGGGCGGAGGCCAGACTCGCGGTGACGGGGAGGTCGTCCTCCTCGGTAGCACGGGGAGGCTCGGTGCCGAGGATGATGTCGAGTAGGCCCATGGTCTAATCCTAACCGACGACGATCTCTGCCTGGGAGACCGGGCGCACAGCATGGTGGGTTGCCATCGCGAGTGCGACGGCGGCGCAGACGGGTCCGGCTGACTGGCGGCGGACGATACGCCAGCCGCCGTCGCCGGTCTGCTTGCGGGCGGCCGACGCGATCTGCTCGGTGAGCAGCTCCTGGCCGGAGTGCTGCAGCCGCTTCGAGACGATGGCGCCGAGGAGCTCGTCGCAGGCCTGGGTGAACGCGGCACCGGACACGTCGCCGACTGGGATGCCGGCCTGGGCGATGCGGGAGGCGATGCCGGCGGCGGTCCACCGGTCGAACGCGACGACGCGGGCGTACAGGTCCCTCGACCTTTTGGCTACTAATCCGGCTACTTTTCGGTCATCGATGGTGTCGTCGGCGTGCCAGGAGTCAAGGACGAACGCCGCGAGCTGCTCGGCTTCGTCGTCGAGCTGCTGTACGGCGACGAGGGCGGCGTCCCGGCGATCGGGGGTGACGTCGATGGCGAGGAACGTCGGACGGTCCGGGTCGAGCTCGATACCGTCCTGGTAGCACTCGGCCCAGGTGCCCTGGGGGAACGGCGAGTCGAGCGTCTCGACCCACTGGCAGAGCATCTCGGTCCGCACGATCTCTACCGGGTCGGACTTGATGCGCGCCTCAAGGGACTCGGGCCGGATCAGGTGGCCGAGAGCCGGGTTCGCGGCGACCCAAGCGTCGGGGTCGTCGATGCGGCAGCCGGGTTCAGCGGACCATTCCCACCAGCCGAGCGGTCCCGGCGTGTTGTTCGCGATGGACTGCAAAGCCTGGTCGCGCAGCGCGTTCAGGACGGTCGACCCGGCATCGCCGGCGTTCGACACGGCCCACACCTGCGGATTAGGTCGCGCCTGGGTCGTGTAGACGAGAGCGGCGTAGGCGTCTGTGGTCCGGTGCTGGCGGGCCTCGTCGATGATGACCAGGTCGGCCGAGTAGCCGCGGGCACCGCCCTCGGATGGCGCCACGATCTTGAACCGGGAACCGCCGAGCAGCTCGAGTTCCTCCTTGCCGTTGGTCCGGCTGACCCGCTTCACCTGCCGGGACAGCCACGGGACGTCCTCAAACAGCTCGACGACGCCGCGGAACATCTCAAGGGCGACCTCGCGGGACTGTGCGGTCGCGAGAATGAGCCGCTCGTCCCACAGGAGCAGGCCGGCAAGGATGCGCATTCGCAGCAGGTGAGTCTTGCCTGACTGCCGACTGACGAGGACGCCCGCTGTCTTGTGCGCCCACCGGCCGGTGTCCGTGACGACGTGGGCGTGGTCGGCGACGTACTGCTGCCACGGCAGGAGCGGCTGCCCGAGCGCCTCGGCCAGCTCGACGAGGTCAGCGCCGCGCGATGGACCTGACGGTCGCGGTGTCTGTACTCGTGGCGTCGGTGAGCCGACCAGCTGCTCGAGCTCTGAGGGCATCGAGGGGGTCCTCCTGCTGCGGTGGCTTGGTGTCGGTTGCGGTCCGGCCGGCCACGGTGAGGCCGATGGCGGCGAGGACGGCGAGAAGCGTGCGGGCGAGGCTGGCGATCTGCTGCGGGTCGTCGGCCTTGTCGATGTCGTAGGCGAGGCGTAGGGCGAGTCTGAGCGCTGCCTGGTCGGCGGTCGTGATCCAGTCGGCGTCGCCTGCCGCCTCGAGGACGCCCTGCTGCACCGGACCCGGCTCCTGGCCGAGAACGGCATACGCGGCGGTCGCGACCTGTACCGGTTCGGT